CTTCATTTGTTGGTGCGTTCTGCTGAGCGTGCGGGACAGTAATACCTTGACCTGGCTCATCCCAGTCGTCAATGGCAACTTGACGCAAAAGCTGCACAACGACGGGATCGTCAAAAGCTAAGTAATCCAGTGATAGGTCAAGGATTGCTGTCATAATCTCTGGACTGTACTGAGGATAAAGGGCTGCAACTGGTTGATCAATTGCTGGTTGATTTTGAATTGAGCTTGCAACTGACCAATCTCATCGGCCAGTTGCTTCCGCATTTCAGTCCACTCAATCTTTCTCCCGTCTATGTAGGTGGTTGGCTGAGATTGATTGCCAGACGCAAGCGCTGCCGTCGCAGCCACCAGCGCTTGCGTTATGTTGCCCTGAGCCGTCTGTAGATCAGTGAGTGCAGACATTGCTATCCCAGGTGCTAAAGTGAACTCAATTCGTACTCTCGATGACATGCCTTGGTTCCCGGGTGACGAACTTGCCGGACCACTGGGCAACCCACATCGCGACCAAGTTCTTCCTCAACATGTCTGCTGAGCTTGGGTTAACCTGGTCGTTTCGCAGGTCCCAGGCTTGCCGCCACACGAACGCCTTTTTGAAGTCCCCACACCAAGAATATGACAGAGCGTTAGCCTCTGAGATACCACCGCCACCCACAGCAGTAGCATCTGTCAGCACTTTGTGCCAGATATTGGAGTACTTCAGGTCGAACATCTTGGGATAAGGCGTTTTTGCTTCCGTTACCACGGTTGGGTAATAAGCCGTACCGCCAGAGACTGGTGTGGTCTGATCGCGGGCGAAAGTCTCATGCAAGATGCGCAAGATTGACCACTTCTTGCCCGGGTCGACCAAGACAGTCTGAATGTCAGCATCCATCGGTAGCTGATTGACCGGGTCGCGCATCAAGTTCAGCAACGTTTGAATGGTCTGGAAACTGGTGTAGTCAACAATCGGAAGCGCTTGCTTGTTGACATACTTGTAAACGTTGTTTCCAACAGCAACCGTCTGATATGTTGGGTTGGGTGTATCGGAGATGTTGGCCCCCCCAGTCGACATAATGAAGTTGTCGTAAAGCCCCATCACACCCATCGCCACCAAATATTCGTGTCTGTAGCCGAGACTAGCCCCGACAGTCTCTGCTGAGCCGTATAGCTCGCCCGTAAGATCGTACACCTGGGTGTTGCGGTCTAGAGCCAAAGACAATCCATAAATGTCGTTGGGTTGTGCCCAGACGAACAGCTGATTCAAACCAACCTCTGGGAACTCGATGCCGGGCTTGGTCTTCTTGGCGTAGTCTCCCACATAGGGGATACCGATGATCTTACCACCATTGACCCTTGTGGGCTGGATGGTAACCATGTCGCGCCAGATGAAGCTGGGTCGCGTGTAGGCCTCAAGTAAGTGCCTCTCAATTAAGCCACCCACGGTGGCAAAATATGCCCCAATGTCGGCAAAAGTTGAGGGAGAGACACCTACCGGGCCATCTTCAAACAAGACCCTATCTTGGTTCGCTTTTTGGAGCGCCTCAATCCTGGATGGAGAGAGAGGGCCTTGATGGGCCTCCATGATATACTCGGAGCCAAAGAACTCTCGGGTGAGGTTCTCAATACTAAACTCTTCGGAACTAATCTCACCCTTTTCGAGGAAGCGAGTGCCGGTTATCGGGTCCGTCCTCAAACCAAGCTTGTCCTCCAAGATGACCTTGTAGGAACGGCCCGTTCCAGCCTCTTTCCACATGTTTCGCAGGTCGCGCCCAGTTATCATCAAAGTCTCCTTATCTTGAAAGTTGGAAGCTAAGAAGACCTTAGCTGGACAGGCCACCATAGAAGAGGAAGCTCTGCAATCTAACCACCAAAGTGGTCGCGCCATTGGCAGCTTCTTCGGCCAAAACACCAATGGCATGAGCGGCGTCAGCCACGATGGCTAGCTGCTGGTTGTACAAAAAGTTGCCGCCGGCGTCTTTGTCTGGCCCGACGAACTCACCGATATGGTGGGCTGCGCCGAGAGCAGCGCACGGATATTCGAAGATGCCTTCGGGAATAGCCACGATTTCCTGGTCGGTACTAGCATCACCAACCAAGCGCTTGTCATTGCTGACGCCCACGAACAGGGCACGGAAGTCGACCTGAGTCTGACCCAAACTGGCGTTCCAACTCTTTGCGTTGGCCGGATAGCCCTGAGAAGAACCGTTTGGGCCATTTCCAGTATCATTGCGATACAGGAGATCGCCGACTTCAATAGCAACGCTCGCTGGGGCGGGAATGTGCACACCAGCCGAGCTGCGACGGTATCGGAAGTTGCTGCTAGATGCTGTGGCACCCATTATTTCTTACCCCTGAGAATGGCTACGTAATCGGGCTTGCTTCCATTGCTGGGAGCTTGCTTGATGGACTTCTTCAACAAGTTCCGCTTGCGCAAGAAGTTTAGATGTGCTTCCCTTGCTTCCTTGGTGGGCAGACTGACCAGAATATCCAAGAGTTCCTGTTCGGGATCACAGTGGGCCTCTTCGCACAACAGCCGGCAAGCCTTCTCTTGCTGCAAGAGATTGAACTGTTTCTTCTCTTCCGTGGTGAGGGCTTGCCCCGAATCAGGTCCAGAGCGGTTCTGCTCATCGCAGTCCTCGCTCGACTCTTCTGTCGAGTCGGCCATGCCTTTGAGCTTCTTCTTGGCCCGCAAAATGTGCGGAACGTGGTGGTCCCGGCCATGCTTCATGTGGGTGGCAACTAAGTGTGCCCAGGCCCCATCAATCTCGGCCTCTGGATCAAGATCTGTCTCCTCTGTTCCGTCGCCCCCGCTTTGCGATTCCTCAAACAGAGAGCGGTTGGTGCCCGGATCGGCAACCAGATCGGTGCACTTGACGCCCTTGATTGAAATAATCTCGCGGCCCTCTTTATCCTTGCCAATCACCTCGCCACGCATGACTGGGCTGGCACCATAAAGGGAGGGCATGAACTCGGCTGATTCAGCAATCTTTGGGAACTCTGAATGAGAAGTCAAACAATATAGGTCGCCGTAGATGCCATCCTTCTCATTGACAATGTTTCGCCATTCACCAAGCCTGCGCGGGAAGTCCGTGGGAGCAGCCCAGGCAGTCCGTGGGTTGCGGTCGGATTGATGCCCGACATTGCATTTGTTGAACTTCTGAAACAAAGAGAGGGCCTTTTGGCGCTCTTCATATAGGTAAACTCGACCATTAACGGAGACCTCGCCCAACATTTTGATGCGAGGAATCATGTTTTTGGTCTTGTCGACCTTCTTTGGCTGATCATCCAGTATTTCTTCAATCAAAAAGATTTCAGCCATTAGGTCTCTTTGCCTCCCGCTGGTACTGAGCACTGGGCGAAGTGCTTTCATCTAGTTTTGACTTATCTGGTATTGGGCGATTAATGTCGCCAGTAATCTCGGGTGGCTCCTCACCCAGCGTGGCTGGCAGCAGCTCAGCCTCTTCCTTGATGTTCTCAATTTCTGTCTCAAAGTCTAGGTCTTCCCTAACAGCCCAAGTTCGCCGGGACATGACCTTGTTCTTGACTAAGGTCTCACTAATCTTGGTCTCTTTTTCGGGATCTCTTGCAGCGACCGGCGGGCACTCGCAAGAAATATCACACATTTCAAGGGTTCGCTCGGGGAGCGTGCCTTGCTCGATCCCGATAGCGACAGCCTTGCGAACTAGCTCAGTATATTTGCGCTTGTGATAGTCTTGGTCAGACTCGATGTTCTTGACCAAAGGACTGTCCATCACCAATGCGCCCGCGAAATTGGCATCTATGTCCCCGGTTAACATCCAAGGTGGCATTCGCCATCTGACTGCTGCTGCTTTGAGCGTAGCATTGAGCATCAATTCTGTGTTGGCGGCAGAACCAGAGTACCCAGGGCCATTCTGGAACTCAGTTCCCTGTTGCAAGTCAATGACCTGGCCGGGGAAGATCTGCTGGACCGGCTGCATTTGCGAGCTTGCTGCTCCACTGCCCTGCGCGGAGGGGAATGGAATGTTGTAGCTGGTTGCTTGCGACTGTTGTGCTCTAAGTGCAGCTTGATCTGCCATCGCCCATTGCCTAACGTAAGCAATGCTGGCGCGAACAGCCTCACCCTGGCGACCAGCCTTCAACAGTTTAGTTGCATCATCTAAGATCTCGAAAATGACAAAGAAGTCGCCAATGCCTCTTGCCATGTTGCGGTCAGTGTTGACCTTAAGATAGACTGCTTCATCACCCGAGATATACCGGCTGACACCAACAGCAGAAGGGCCCTCCTCATCATCGATTACATGGTATTCGACTGGCAGCTTGGTCACGTCGTGCCGCTTGATGCCGAAGGTCCACGGCTGGTATCCCTGGAAGTCCTGATAGTTCTGCTCTGGGTTGCGAATGCGTTCGCTGTCGTGAACCTTGATGAGGGGGGTGTTGTAGCCCTTCGAGCCGTCTTGGGCGTATAGCTCGACTAAAGCATCCCCATCACGACGCCTGGTGACGAACAATTCCTTCTCAATGTTCCAAAACTCATTTTCAGTCAAGAAATCTTCGATATACCGATCAATTCCTTCGAGGAAAGACTTGCTGGGGGACCGACCGTATCGCTTGGGTACCGAATGGTACTCAAACCCGCCCTTGATTGTGAAATCACGGAGGGTAGTCAAAGCCGACTGGCAATAGCCGTTTGATTCGTAAAGCCATCTCCCAAAGGCCCGATAAAGGTCAACCATGCTCTCCGACAGAAAGAGCCAAGACTGTCCGTAGCGACGTTGGCCGTAGAGGCTAAAGGGGACAAGAGGGAAGAGTAATTTTAATCCATTGTACAGCATACTGAACGGGCTTACAAGGTCGAATGGTGGCGCACCGTACGGACTTATCCCGTCCTCCATGATTGTGCGGGTGTTCCAATGCCTTTCCCTGGCTCGCTCTGCGGCCATGGTAGCCATCATCAGGTCGTGGGCTGCCTGATTATCCGGCGGGCTAGGAGAGCGACGGGAGAATGGCCACATATCACTCTCCCTTGATGAGAATTGATACAACGCCGAGCTGGTTCGGGTTGACAGACATGTCTTTAACTTGCACTTTGTAATACCGCCAAGCCATAGTTGCGCCTTTGCTGGCGTCATTCTTGTTGACTTGAAGCATCACTAGACCACCTGGGCCTAGATCAATGATGCCCTCAGTGTTCCCAATATCTGACATTATATTGAGATCAAGATACCAATTCACACCATCAATGCTCGCCATGATCTGGGAGTGAAGGCCACCCGCATTGCCAACCTCAGCGATTTGCCAAGCAATCCCCCAGAGATTAAGGCCATACTTGTCTATTTGAGAGCCTGGAACATCAGCCCAAGCAGCACCAGAAGTGAAGTTGGGGACTTGCTTGACGAATGGTTGGTTTCCGATTGCACTCATTATCGAAGCTCCTTCGGAGCAGGGTTCATGCCCTGTAAGCTATTGGTTGCATTCGGCCACCGCCAAACCTCAAATCATCTGCTAATTGATTCAGCATTTCAGCCGCATCTGGCCCGTCATCGTGCAAATCGTTCGGGAAGTTCTTGTGTTGCCTTATGAATAGTTTTGAGTGAGGCGTGGGGCACACATGATACCGATGCTGAGATAATAGCCCGTTCAAGCCAGATCGAATGCGTTGGACCTTGGGCATTGTATTTACGTGATGATAGATTGTGCAAGGTAAGCACTTCTGATTGCACTTGGCCAAGATGTTGTGGGCGATTAGTTCTTGGAAACCGTTGCACTCAATGACAATCCCATTGTAAGGGTCGCCATCAAGTAAGGCTTGGTGGATCATCTGGACTGTCGTGTCCTCGACGACATTGCTTGGTACTATCTGCAAGATAGGTTTAAGATAGAAATGGCCATCGGGAGTAATATGACCATCGACCCAAGCACTGAAATCTCCTCTCTTATCGTTGCGACCGAGGCTTGGATCTAAAGAGAGCAGATGCATCGAGTACTTTGCTCCCTCTGGGGGAGATTGTTCAATTGTCTTGAAGAACTCCTCAGGCCAAGCTGTGCTTCCATCGCCGGCTAATGGCTTGCACTTGTAAAGTGCCCACCAGAAGTGCATGAGACCTTTAGCTTGATAATCTTGCTTGATTGCTTCGAGAGCTTGTTTTGACCAAACCTGAGGCCAAAGTGGTTCATCAAGCTCACGGCCAAGCTCGTCGTCTTCCTCGGCTAGAGCAGGAAGAGTGATCCTCTGCCAAGCTGTTCCACCAGCCTCCTCAGCCATCAAGCCGCGAGCAAAATGGTCGTCTTGGGACCAAGGTGTCCCGATAGATACTACTGGCGCATCTGGGGCTAATCTTGTGAGAGCGGTTGCGGAGAGAAAGTTCCAGACTTTCTCGCGCCATGTAATGCTGGCAGCCTCAGCATCGTTGCGGGTAAGGTCGTCGAGGAGTAGTAAGTTCGCGCCGTAGCCGTTGACTTGGCCACCGATACCGCAAGCTTGATAGGAACCGCCAGTTCTTCGACCTTTGGCGTCAGCAATTTTCCAATAGTGGGCAGCCTTTTCGGCGTGGTGTACTTGATAGCCAGTCAGTTGTGGGGCGAACTCAGCGTAAAGGTCTCTCACCATGACTGAGAAGCTCTCAGCCAAGCTTGCCGTCGCTGTGAGTAGGATAATCTTGCGATCTGGGTGAGCGAGGAGAAAGTAGAGTGCAAACCAGAGATCGATTAGGTGAGATTTGCCATGACGCACGCACATCTTGATTTCGAGGCGCTTAATCTCACCCGACATTACCATCATCAGATGGTCGATGATGTAATCTAAGTGCTTCGCCGTTGCCCAAATTCCGTTGGACAGCCGCTGGGCTAGCTTCTGCAAGGAAATCCGAGGTGTCGAAGAGGGGGCGCTCGGTGGCGACTGAGACCTTTGTTGGCGCATTATAACCTGCAACCCTTGCTCGATCCATGATAGCTCGACGAAGCTCTTGTTTAGCCTTGATATTGAGG